AAATGTCAATAGACACAAAATATAGTGCCCACGCCCTGGGTAGGGGAGTATCGCAATTTTTACAATGTACACAGCAACATATACAATATGATGTGTGATATAATATAGACAACGAAACAGAAAGGCTGGTTGACGAAATGAAAAGTTTATTAAAGTCTGTATTAGAAACTGCCGAATTGTTTAGAAACAGTGATGGGTATCTTCAAAGTGTAATATTAAGAGAGGAATGCGCAGAACTAATTGTAGCTTTATCGCATTTTGAAAGAAATCGAAAGGGGTCTTTTAATGAGATAATAGAGGAACTATCGCATGTTCTTATATCCTGTTTCGCATTTATAATTTGTGCAAATATCCCAGTTGAGAAGCTTCTTGTTGAAGTTAATAAAAAATACAATAAGTATCATACGGAGGCAACCTATGACAAGTAACGAAATTAAGATTATAATCACTATAACCGATGATAACATTACTCTTGATGGTGAGAATTTCCAAGAATTGACCGAAGCCGATATTATTGACAGTATCAAGGTACTTGTCATTCTTGCCAAGACTATGAATCTTATATGGGAAGGAGCCCTGGAAGATGGAGATGCGTAAATTCATCATTGAAATGCACCCCGATGGCACGCTGACTTGTTGCGAATATGAGGAGCCCGACGACAGATACAGGACCTCCAATGATCGTGCATGGTTGGCCGGATTCAAGCAAGCTCTCATACATTGCAATGAGCAAGTGAGAACCCTGGAGGCAAACAAGAACACCTGCCTGTCGTCCCGGCTCATGTACCAGAGTGCTGCCAAGGTCCGCGATGCGGTTGAATCCTGCTACCGTGAGTATCTCCAAAAATAAAAGTCGAAACGGCCTCCGGGCCGTCTACCGGGACTGCCCGCCCGGTACTGATGAGACAGGGCACATATTGAAAGGAGTTTTGTATTATGGCCGAAGCAATGATGAAGTCCGAAAACACTGGCGCTATGAGGGTGTCTGATGTGATGAACACCGGGGTCGGTTATACCGACATGAATCTGGCTAACCGATCTGCCGCGGTTGCCTTCTACAATGCGACGAGCAACCCCGCCAACAAATTGAAGGAGCATGTCAACGAGGTTCTGTCGCTGGTTCATGTCTCCGTGGAGTGCGTGGAGGTCAGCAAGGACGACGTTCCCGAGGGCAGAACGATTGCCCCGCGTGTCGTCCTCATTACCGATGACGGGCAGTCGTACGCCTGCGTCTCCGTCGGCGTGTATCAGTCTTTGAAGCGTATGTTTACGCTGCTAGGGACCCCTGACACGTGGACGGAGCCGGTGAAAATCAAACCTGTTCTCATTAGCACCAAAAAAGGGCAGGTTTTGTCTTTGAATCTGGTTTAATCTAACCAAAGGCCGCCGCAAATGCTGCGGCCTTATTTATTATAGGAGGCCCCATGAAAAGTAAAGATAGCAGAGCATCCTTGCCGAACTGCGATGACTCCATGATATATCTTGCCTCTGTTATTGTATACAGTGGAGTCACAAACAAAGATGTTGATTTTTTCCGATCTGAATGGGCTAAAATCATTTTTAACGGCCTAGGCATTGAAGCAGACCCCCTCAACTGGTATTATATGATTATGAATAGAAAGGAGCGGAAGAAGCATGGCAGCAGGCTCAGCTAAAGCACGCGCCACCCTCAAATACAGTTCCGAGCTGTACACCCCCTACGCCTTGGAGTCTTGGCCTGATAATCAGATGCGCAAAGAGTATTCCCGACTGCGCGACATTGCGCAGAAACGCATTAAGCGCTTATCAATAGACCCCATCAGTGGTACAAGCGACGTTTATAAAGAATTCGCCGGAGGTTTCCCGACCCTAAAGGCAATGCGGGGAGACCGCAAAGCATTGGAACAGGCCCTGGCGGATGCAGCGCGTTTTGTGCGCTCCAAAGGCTCCACTGTTGGCGGTGCGCGTGCAGAATTTGAGCAAAAAATGAAGGTTGGCGGCATTGACATTGCCGACGTTCCCGAAGATCAATATACGGCCCTGTCTGAATGGTGGGAGATCGTGAAGGAATCGGGCGTGTACTATTATCCGTCCGATCAGCCGGTCATGTACTGGCGCGAGAAAGGCGGCTACAACGTCAGTATCGACGATTTTGTAAAGTGGCAGCAAGGCGAGGTCAACTATGGTACAGAATGGGACTACAGCGAGGGGAGCAGCTCTGCCGACCTGCGCGGAGGTTTTGGAGGAGGCTTATAATTATAACCCTGTTCCCTGGCTTATGGAGCACCTAGACCGCAAACACACAAAAGGCAAGAAGCGCAAAACGAACAAGAAGCGTTTATATGTGGACATGCCTTGCGCATTTGATATTGAGACTAGCCGAGTATGTATTGACGCCGACGACAATCCCCACACCATTATGTATATCTGGCAATGTCAACTAGGTTTGGATATTACCATTATCGGCAGGACGTGGGATGAGTGGTTGAATTTTACAGGTGCGATCAGCGACTACTTGCAAGCCAACAGCGGGCCACAGGGTGACTGGTATCTGTGTATGTACGTCCATAATCTTGCCCATGAATTCCAATATTTGTCGGGTGTATTGGATTTCGGCCCGGGTGATGTGTTCGCCAGCAAGCCCCGGCGCGTTCTGAAATGCGACAACCGAGCTATTGAATACCGGTGCAGTATGAGACACAGCAACTTGTCACTTGATGCTTGGGGCAAGCAGCTGGGTGCACCTCATGCCAAATTAACAGGGGCCCTTGATTATTCAAAAGTTCGGTATCCTTGGACTCCCCTGACATCTACAGAATTAGCGTATTGTATAAATGATGTTCGGTGTATTGTAGAGTGCCTGTTAATTGAGATGAAGCGAGACGGCGACGACCTGTATACTCTACCATTAACGCGAACCGGATACGTCAGACGAATGGCCCGAGAAGCAATGTATAAATGGGGCATTAAAAAGGTCAAGCGTTTACTGCCGTCGTGGGACTTATATCAGATGCTACGGGAAGCCTTCCGAGGCGGTGATACGCACGCAAACCGCTATTATACGGGGCTCCATTTGGAAAACGTCGGTTCCGTAGACATGTCCAGCGCCTACCCTGCCGTACAATGCGAATGCTATTTTCCAATGACTCCATTCAGACAGGAACCGGCCACCGTCGAGCGGCTGATGCGATGTATGAGACACGGCAAGGCGTGTTTGATGCGCTTGCAAGTAAAAGGTTTGCGCCAGCGTTTTAAGTGGTGGGGGTTCCCTTATATTCCGCTTGCAAAAGTCCGGCACTGTGAAGGATATATTAACGACAATGGCCGTTTGCTGTCTGCTGAACATTTCGAGATCACGATAACAGACATCGACTTTAGAATTATTGCAAAAGAATATGATTGGGACGCTCTCAACGTCTTGGACCTTTACACGTCCGATTATGGTAAACTGCCGAAACCGTTGACCGATTGCGTAAAAGAAAGCTACACCTGCAAAACATCCCTTAAAGGTGTAGCCGGCCAAGATTTGTATTATGTTAAGGCCAAGGGCGATCTTAACAGCTATTACGGCATGACAGCACAGGACCCCTTGCAGCTGGACACACTTTTTGATGAGGACGACCCCGACAATCTTTGGAGCGAATGCACAGACGACCCGGAGGGCAGTTATAACGACCACCGCCCCCATCTGTTTTTGCCCTACCAATGGGGCGTATGGACAACGGCCCACACGCGCAAGCGCCTAAAAATAGCGCAATGGGCCGCGGGCAAGAATGGCGTGTACTGTGATACAGATAGTGTTAAATACATGGGCAATATTGATTTGTCGGACTTTAACAAAGCCGTAAAGCAGCTTGCAAAAGATACCGGTGCTTGCGCTGCAGACCCAAAAGGCAATATCCATTACATGGGCGTGTACGAGCAGGAGCGCAGCTACGCGGAGTTTATGACTTGGGGCGCTAAAAAATACGCAACTACCTATAAAAAAGGCGCGCCGATCACTACCACTATAGCAGGAGTCAGCAAGCGGAAAGGCGGTTTGGAGCTAGCCCTGTGGGGTGGTTTTGAAGCATTCAAGCCCGGTTTTACGTTTTGTCTTGCCGCAGGAAACCAGGTTATTTATAATGACAGGCCCCGTGTGCCGGATTTTGTGGTTGACGGGCACACGGTTCATATAACAAGAAACCTGTGTATTTGTGATAATACCTATACGTTGGGAATAACCGACGAGTACGCAAAGATACTTGGATACAAGATTATGGAGGTTATCTGATGAGAATTTTAGTAGCTTGCGAAGAATCACAGACTGTGTGTAAAGCGTTCCGGGAACGTGGGCATGAAGCATATAGTGCAGATATTAAAGAGCCATCCGGGGGGCGTCCTGAATGGCATATATTGGGGGACGTTTTGCCTCTGATTAACGGAAATTGTACGTTTACTACAATGGATGGCATGTTACATAGCACAATTGGCGAATGGGATATGATTATTGCGTTTCCTCCCTGCACATACATGACAAATGCCGGTGCTGTACGGATGAGGGTTAAGGGCCAGATAGTGCAAGAGCGGTACAATAAAGCCCTGGAGGCTAAAGCGTTTTTTATGAGATTTTATAACGCCAAATGCAGTAGAATTGCTATTGAAAATCCGACGCCAATGAAAATTATTGGATTGCCAGAATATACACAAGCAATACAGCCATACCAATTCGGGCATCCCTTTAGTAAGCGAACTTGTTTGTGGTTGAAAGGCATTAGTCCCCTTAAACCAACAGCAATTATTAAAAAGCATGAACCCTATGTAAATGGCGGTTGCAAAGATGCTCACGGAAATTACAGAAAATTTCAAGGCAGAAAAGAAAGAGACCCAAAAATAAGAAGCAAAACGTTTTCAGGTATTGCCGCAGCTATGGCCGAACAGTGGGGGTGTTTGTATGATTAAACTATACACAGATGATGGATGGCCTAATTTCTCCGAAAAGGATGGCATTTTGTCAACCGGGGCCCCGATCATTTTTATATGGGGCGGACGTGGTACCGGAAAGACCTATGGAGCGCTAAAGCACGTCCACCAGACCGGGGACGATTTTTTGTATCTGCGCCGCACGCCGCAGCAATCGGAACTTATCTGCGCGTCACCCAGTATGTGGCCGTGGTCTCCGTTGAATGATGATTTACAAACCCATTACGCCCCTTTCAAATTGCCTAAAATTGCGGGACTGTATGAAGTGGGCAACGCAGGGGCCTACACTGATACAGGGGCACCCATTAAGCCTGCGCAGATGGCCGGAGTTGTGGGGAGCGTCGTCACCCTGGCCCGAACTCGAGGATTTTCAAGTCCCCACACTAATATCATCATTCTAGACGAGTACCAAAAAGAGGAGTCCGACTATTATCGGCGCGGGGAGGGCGTGGGCCTTGCTAATATCTATGAGACGGTCAACCGTAACCGTGAGCTACAAGGGAAAAAGCCCTTGACGCTGTTATGTATGTCCAATGCCGTCGGCATGGCCAACCCCTATTATATGCAGTGGGAAATTACCGATATTGTTGAAAAGATGATAGGCAAGAAAGAGCGCGTCAAGCTGTTGGCAGATAAAGGCATTCTTTTGATTGATCTCGTGGACAGCCCTATTGCAAAAGAGAAAGCAAATACAGCTCTTTATAGGTCAATGACCGGAACGGACTTTTACAGGTCTGCTATTGAAAACCAATACAGCGCCGAAGAGAAAAGTCTAGTGGTGTCTCGGCCACTCCGTGAATATTATCCGCTTGTTCAGATTGGGCGCTGCTGCATCTATGAGCACAAAAGCAAACCACTGTACTATGTGTGTCGGCACCGGTCGGGTGATATGCCCATGTATGGCACCGGCGAATATGAGCGGAAGCGATTCAGGGCCGCATATGGGTACATCTGGCCCGCTTATCTGCAGCGGCAGCTAGAATTTGAGCGCTACTCGGATGAAATTTTCTTCCGTGAGTATTGCGGTACTTGACTTTTTTTAAAGAGTAGCATATAATAAAGATAATCCCCGGTGCCCATAGGCAGCCCCCAGAAGGGGCGGGCAGGCGTCAGCCAGCGCAAGAACCGGGGATTTACTTGTATCTGTAAGGGAGGTTTACAAAATGGACGCTAACACTGTGATTCAGGCTATTTCTAACGTAGGATTTCCGATTGCCGCGTTTCTGCTGATGTGGTACCAGTGCAACACCGTCGTTAAGGAGAACACGGCGGCTATTACCGAGATGCGGCTTGCTCTGGACGACATCAAGAAGGAGAGTTAACCAATGGGTTGTTATATCATTTTCGCCCAGTCGATTGCAAACGAACGTGCGTTCCTGCTGGCTGATTTGTGCGCTCGTTTGGGCATTACCTATTATAGCGACTGGGCAAACGCCACCCATACGCGGCAGTGCTGCGCGGTGGGGCCACTTTCCAAAGGAGACAAAGACAAGATCGTTGAGTGTTTGGCACATGACACGTACGTTGTAATGGAGGCAACTAAAGTTGAAAATCAGTGAAAAGGCGGCCCTCGCAATGGCCGGATACACCAAAGCAGAGATTGAAGCGATGGAGATGCCCACGCCGCAGCCCGTCCCGCAGCCCGCGCCGCAGCCCGCTCCGCAGCCCGCTCCGCAGCCCGCGCCGCAGCCCGCTCCGCAGCCCGCTCCGCAGCCTGCTCCGCAGCCCGCGCCGGAGCCCGCGGCGCAGTATGACGGCCTCGAGACCCTGTTGCAACAGATTTTGCAGGGCCAGCAGACCAGCACCCAGGCCATGCAGGCTATGACACAGACGCTGCAGGCCAACGCGCTGGGCCTGGGCATCCAACAGCAGCCTACGGCCAACGCCGACACAGTGACGGCCCGGATTATCGACCCCACCTATGGAAAGGAAGTGAAGTAATATGTCCCTTGGCATGGATTTTAAGGACATTGCCGCAATTCTGACCGAGATCAACAAAATGGCCACCGGCCAGGAGTCGACAACGCCCATTGTGGACACATCTAGCTTTGTGTCGGTAGCACAGGCCACGTTGCTGACCGGTACCGACAACTACACCAAAGCTATTAGTCAGGTGTTGGGCCGTACCATTTTTGCCGTGCGCCCCTACGACGCACCGCTCAAGCGCTTGCAGGTGACGGGCGACGACTGGTCGAACCATGTGCGGAAGATCAATTTTTGCGACAACGACCCCATCACCGATAAGGCGTGGGCGCTGGAGGACGGCCGGAGCGTGGACATGTACGAAGTCCACAAGCCTAAAGTCCTTCAAACAAACTACTACGGCCAGACCAATTACAGCCGCGTGTACACGCAGGCTGACACCCAGATGGAGGCAGCATTCAAGGGGCCCGAGGAACTGGCACAGTTCTGGTCGTCTTTCGTGCTGCACCTTTCTAACCAGATCGAGGCTGACCGACGCAACCTCGCCAACAACCTGATGGCCAACCATCTGACCGGCATGACTGTGACCAGCCGCCACAGCGTTGTGTATCTGCTCGATGAGTACAACGCCCAGCAGGGCACCGAACTGACGGTGCAGGACGTGTACAAGGAAGCGAATTTCCCTGGATTCGCAAAATACGCCTATGGCCGTATCAACGATATATCCCGCCTGATGAAGGAACGGTCCATCAACTGGCATCAGAATTGGGAGATCGGCGGCACGACGTACAACATCATGAGACACACTCCGTATGACCGGCAGCACCTTTATCTGTACAGCGGTACGCAGAGCCAGATCGATGCCCGCGTGATTCCCGAGGTTTTCCATGATAACATGCTGAAATACCGCGATGCCGAGCTGGTCACGTTCTGGCAGAACATCAACGAGCGTGAGACCATCTCCGCTACACCTGTCGTAACCAGCGCCGCCGGTGCGGCAACCAAGAATGCTGCGGTGCAGCTGTCCAATGTGTTCGGGTGTCTGCTGGACTGGGATGCAATCGGTTACACTCCGAAGCTGTCCCGTGTGGTCCCGACCCCCATGAACGCCCGCGGCCTGTATACAAACTTCTGGTATCACTACGGATGGTCGTGGTACGATGACTTCACCGAGAACGCTGTTCTGTTCCTGATGACCTCCGGTGACGTCACCGCGCCCAGCACGGGCAGAGCAGCTAGAGCCTCCACCCTTAAAACCACCACGCACAAGGACGCGGACCCCTCGAAGTCCTGACCGGCACCGGCGGGCATCTGCCCGCCGGTTATTTTATAGGAGGCGCAAAATGCAAGCTACATTTTATCAGATCGCGAAGCGCACAAACAGCACAAAACGGCCCAGTGGCGGTCTTGAAAAGGTTATTGAACTTAAAGCCCCCTGTAACATCATTAACCCGGAAATTAAGATTGCAACAGAGGGTGACCCCACCAGGTACAATTATTGTTATATGCCCACCTTTAGCCGGTACTACTGGGTGAAGAACTGGACGTACGCCGCCGGACTATGGACTGCATCACTGACGGTTGATACTCTCGCAAGCTACCGCGACCAGATCGGATACTCTACCGAATATGTTGTGAGGTCGTCGGCGAAGTTCGACCCGAAAATCGTAGATAATTTGTACCCCACCAAAGCCACTGTTACCACAAGAACAAACTATGCAAGTTCAACGCCATTCACGGATGACCCGGAAAATGGGAGCCGGGGATTCTTCGTGGTGGCGGTCAATGCACCTGGGTATGTTTCTTTTGGTGGTGCAATTTATCTTGCAATGAGCGGAACCACCTTTCAAAAGCTGATGGCGGCTCTTTTGCAAGATACCGATTATTTGAATATCAGCGCAGACGAAATCAGCAGCAACTTAACTAAAGCGCTGTTCAATCCTATTCAGTATATTTCAAAAGCGTTTTGGATACCCTGCGGCAATACGGCAATCGGCACCCCCGTCAACGAGATTCCCGTCGGGTGGTGGAAAATGAAGAATATCGGGAATGCTTATGTCATCCAAAACAACAATGATAAGCAGGTATTCACGTTCAATATCTCCACCCCACATCATCCACAACACATTGCAAGGGGCGTCTATACAGACGGAGCGCCCTATTCAGAGTACACGTTATATTGTCCTCCATTTGGGGAGATTAAATTAAATGCTAACCTGTTTGTATTGCAAAGCACGTTGTATTGCCGATTGACTGTCGATTACCGCACCGGCGACGCAATACTAGACTTGTCATTTAATAAAGATTTTAACACTATTTTCTTTTCGACATCGAGTAACATTTCTGTGCCGGTGCAGCTGGCCCAGATTGCAACTAATGTAGATGAATTGGCGAGTTTAGGCGGGCTGATTCAAACCGCTGTAGGCGCTATTGCAGGAGGTATTGAATCTTTTTTCGGCGGAGGCGATATTATCAACGGTATTGCATCCGGTGCCCAGCAGATGACTGTGAAAAGTCAATCTAAAGGCGGAGGGGCAAGCGTTGCTAAATATGGCATCACACCATATTTGACAGGTGTATTTTATGATTTAGTGGACGACAACAACGAACACCACGGACGGCCACTGTGTCAGCGGGTGCAGCTGTTCAGCGTTCCGGGGTTTATTATGGTAGACGACCCCGATATTGCGCTGCCCGCAACAGCCGCCGAGATAGACAGCGTTAAAAGTTATATGAAAAATGGATTCTTTTTAGAGTAGGAGGCGTAAACAATGGCAGTATATAAACAGTGTATTACTGACGTGTCACCAATCAGAGTCACCGCGGGCTACCCGGCTTACTCTGACGGCAGCCCCCACCGGGGCATTGACACAGTTCACGGCAATCATAAAGCCTATGCGCCCGAGGCGGGCGTTGTGGTTGTGGCCCAGCACTGGAATGGCAGCACCTCGGGCGATCAGTCGTGGGGCAATATGATTAAGGTACGGATGGCCGACGGCACGACATGGCGGGCCGCACATTTTGCCTCGCAGATTTGGAACGTGGGCGACACTATCTCCAAGGGGCAGTTTATCGGCACACAGGGCCAAACCGGATATGTAACGGGCATACATACCCATTGGGAGTACGCCGATGCCGCCGGAAACCTAAGAGACCCGTCCAGCATTATCAGAATCCCGAATCAGGTCGGGACATGGGAAGTTGAATGGGACTCGGGCGGAGGCCCTGACCCTGGGCCAGGCCCTGACCCTGGGCCAGGCCCTGACCCTGGGCCAGGCCCTGGGCCGGGGCCGGGGCCGTGGCCTACTGGCAAATTGCCGGTATGGCTGCTGTTTAAGATGGCGAAGGGGGGCCGGCTGTTGTGAGTGCTCCCTATAGTTACGAGCAAATTAATGCGCATGTGTCGCCGGTGACTCCCTCCGTGATGCACACAAAGGGCAACAGCCTGTCCTATTATTTCCGAAAATATCTGTTCCTTGAGGCAGTGTCTATGGTCCGGTGGACCTTGCCCGAAACATGGCCCAGTAACCGCTTGCAGTATCTTGTTTTTGGTTCCGGCGGTGTTACGGTGTTCAATACTGACCGATACGGCCTCGTGTATGACCGAATGGGACTAACCGGTATTAACATCTTCTACAATCCCACACACTCCATCATCGCAAACCCCTTTATTAAGGGGTCTCCATATTTGCAAATCGGTAAGCAATGTGAAATAATCAATTTGCAGCCCGATTACCGTGGTATGGTGGATATTGTGGCCTATTATGGGGACATGATGGCCCTTGCCTCCCAGACCATCCAGAGCAATTTAATCAATAGCCGCCTTGCCTACGTGTTTGCTGCAGGCAACAAAGCCGGCGCAGAATCTTTTAAAAAGATGTTTGATTCCATCATGCAAGGCGACCCGGCTGTTTTTGTTGATTCTTCTTTGCTCAAAGCGCCAAAGAATGGGGCATCCGGGCAAGCCCCGTGGATGTATTATGCAACTGACCTAAAAGGGAACTTCATCACTAACGAACTGCTTACAGCCCTTAAAACCATTAAAGCGCTGTTCGATACGGAGGTGGGCATTCCGAACACCAATACCAGCAAAAAAGAAAGGATGTTGACCGACGAAGTCAACTCAAACAACGTCGAGACAGCCGCCAAAGCGTCACTCTGGTTGGACAGCTTGCAGCGTGGCTGCGAACGGGTTCACAAACTGTTTGGAATTGACAAATCCACATTGTGGGTCGATTGGAGGTTTCCGCCCGATACAGGGGCGAAGGAGGTGAACGACGATGCACGCAACATTGAGCTTTAACGGCCTGTTGGCAAGATACCCGGAACTGTTTGAGGACTTGAAAGTCCCTGACAGTGTATCTAAAGACGCTGTCTGCAATCAATTACTGTTTGATACACTGGAATTGGAAGTACTGTATGCGGACGGCCCCACAATGCGCCGGGCGCTTGGAGTCTATTCTGAAACCATGCTTCCGAGCTGGTCGCGGTACGCAACGGCCCTAGGTCTTGACTATGATGTATTGGCAACGGATGACCGAACCAGAGCCTCCGACCATACCGAGACTAGCTCCGGCACTAATAACCGCACAAATAGCACAACCGGCACAACTACACGAACACCCAACTTAACCACTACCGGCCAGAATACAGGCAGTGACAGCACTACGCGGGATGTTACGGGGTTCGACAGTGGGACCTTGCAAACCGCGGAGAGGAGCACAACGGCCCTTGGTACGGGGAACACCATTACCAGCAGCGGCACGGACACGACCACCGCCAATCAAACCGCTGCCGATAACAGCGCCACAAAGTCACAAAACGCCTATGAAGACACCATAACCGAGAAGGGCCGGGCAGGGCGGGACCCGCAAGACCTCATTGCCAAAGAGCTGACCCTCGCAATGGAAAATGCCGTTCATAAAATCGTTACGGACATCCGGGCAAACTTTTGTTTGCTGGTATATTAAGGAGATGCGATTATGAGTATCAATCCTATTCACAGAGCACCCTACACCAATTTCCATGACCTCAATCTGGATTGGATTATTGAGGTGCTGAACGAGTTTAACACCAAACTGACAGACTTCGTCAGTCTGGCCACAATTAAGTATGCTAACCCCATTCAGTGGAACATTACCAGCCAGTATGAATCTAACACCGTTGTTGTGGACAGCAACGGCAACGCATACCTGTCCGTGCGGCCTGTCCCCTCCGGTGTGTCTCTGGACCGTACCGAGTTTTGGACAAAAATCGGTAATTTCGATGAACTTTGGGCCGATGTGAAAAAGGCCATCACCCCCAACGATGAGGGACACAGCTCTACCGCGACAGCTGCAAGAGCTGTCAACGATCTTGTGTGGGTCGATGGGGCGCTGGTGCGTATCACTAGAGCAATGAACGCAGGTGACGCCTACGTGCCCGGCTCTAACTGCGTGAGCAGCTCCACAAATGAAGTCTTGCACTATCTTATCACCGCATTTAATGAGGGCTTGAGCGCAGAGCAAACGGCCCGGCAGGAGGCCGACACGAAGCTCCAGACGGCTATTGACGCCGAGAAAACGGCCCGGGAGAACGCCGACAACGGCCTCCAGACAGCCATCAACAACGAGAAACAGGCCCGGGAAGACGCCGACAACGGCCTCCAGACCGCCATCAACAACGAGAAACAGGCCCGGGAAGACGCCGACA